CGCACGAATAAAATCCTCAGTAGACACAACTCCACTACTCAAAACTCTCCCCGCACAAATACTACGAATTACTCTCGCAACTAAAACACTAAACTCTGGACAAAAACTGATATCCATACCGTCAAAATCGGCCGTAAAAACCTTTAAACGATTGCTCATGAACAATATGAGCACTATCAGGATCTATTCCCAAAGCCGAGTGAACAGCCATGTTCTTTTTCAAAAACATAGCTGCCGCACCCATAAAGTACTTTCGCTGCAAGAGAAACTCATGACCAGGGGCTCCTGAGAACAACCTGCTATATCCAACATCAACTTTACCCTGCGATCTCACCTCTTCTTTAATACTCGTATGAGATGCAGACTCGAACGTAGCTCCAACAAGCAATCTTCTCTCACACTCCTCCAACATGGCCAGCGCACTCTCATTAGGAATAACGCTATCCGACAAACCTAACGCACTCAACTCAGACGCTGACATACAAAAAACCTCTTTCGTAGGCCCTAACTTGTTCCAGGGGGATCCTGAAGCAGTAGATCTACAAACACTAGGCAATACATCAGCTCCTGAAAACGTCTCATACCAATCAGGACTCATCACAATAGCTTCCTCGCACAAATGTGCTGCAACACTATCAGCAACCATCTCCAATTCTACGGGAATCCTCACATCCCGCGCCGCTCTCTCACTCAACTTAGAAAGTCTATACAACATTGGATCCTGCTGCTGACCATCAACTTCTCGCTGCTTCAACAAAGCCACACCATATTTCTCTATGCCTTCCACCTCTGGAACACCGGTTCTACCCAGTCTTCCATTAGGGAACACCGTTGAAACACTAGTGGACTTTGCACCCTCGAAACCAAGAACACTCGAAAGAGTATTCTCAGGGTTATCCAGGGCAGGATAACCAGTATGAACCATACTAGACAAACTAAACGTAACTTCATCAAAAGTACCAAATAAACGGGTATTATCCGTCTCATTGGCAGCCAAATGATAACCTACTACTATACCACCGTTCAATTTGTCGTTCTGGCGCTCTGCTATGTTTAAGTAAATAGCACCACACAAGCCGACGAAACCAGGACAATTAGTCTTCCTGACATTCTTCTTCTTGTGTGAATAACTTTCACCATTCAACTCATAAGAAATTTCTTCTTGTACCAAACCGTAAGTTCCGCTCTCCATTGACAACGAACCATCAATGTTGCGAAACACTCTCTGGCACAAACCAGCCATGGGGGTAACCTTAGCCAGTTTACTAAAATTATTTCTTACTCCGTTCAACTTAAAAGACTCCAACTTCAACACAGCACAATCGACTCCAACTTTCTCAATCACATAACCACACATCGAAGGTGAGTTCTTTGGCAATAGATTCAACGATATGACTCCATTACTAAGAACTCCTCCTCGACGTGAAAAACTCGCCGCAACATGCCAAGGCAATAACAAACTACTATCTGTTAAAGCAAAGGCATTCCCAATACACATACCTCCAGATTCAACAGAAAACACTGAATTGTATATCGTGGGAACTTGTTGCAACGACCTCTGATTATCTAATAAAGAAAGCATATCAATACCCGCCGACTGCGGGTACCACTTGTATCCAGTCTTAGTATGAACTCCCAAATAAGTTTTGCCATTAATTTCGCGCAACTGACCTTGCGCTTCATAACAACACTTCTTGGGATTCCACCAATGCTGAATACCATCAAACATAACCGAAGCCATGTCTGACATCTCACTCACACTACTTCTCAACTTGCGTGCCATAGGCACAACTCCTGCAACTACTACTCCCATGAGTAATAGTCCAAAACCTATGGTTCGCAAATCAAAACGCACTTTCTCTCGCAGACTTACT